GAATAAGACTTGAAACTTTTTCTTCATGCGTTAATTCTACATCATCTAATCGAATATCTAACTCTGTTTCATGTGTGCATTCTTCAGATAAACAAATCATCTTCATCTTTGATGTTTCACCAACAGATTTTGCTCTAATCTTACAAAACAAATATTCAATATCAAATGTTGTGATATTACTATTTTTTAATTCTGTATCTACACATGCGTTGATCAAATCGATTGTAGCTTTCGAAATGCTTGTTTCATCTCCTGATTCAGATGCAATCAATAAGACTTTTTCTTCTCTCACAAGATATGGTCTAAAATATGTTTGTTCTCCTGTCGATGGTACTGTCACTTCATATTTTGGTACATCATTTAGTTTTGGTAAAGCCATTATGCAGTTTTCCTTCTCCACACTTCATTTGCATTTACTCGAATAAATCTCTTATTCGTTTCATTCTTATTTGGATTTTCAATAGTCAGCATTACATTCTTGCCTTTTAACCAAGCGTCAAACTTAGCGTTCATCTGTGCTGTACTGCCAACCCATTCTCTACGAGCCATCTTCTTCCATTTACTCGGTTTCTGATGATGAATGCCCTTTGATACCTGATGCGCTCTTTGTCTCTTCTTTCCCATTTCAATTCACCTTAAAATATTTGTCCAAGTTCTAGTGATCCACCAATAAAGTTTTGTGGACTTTCATCTACAACCCAATTTGTGTATGATAGCTGTACACTAAATTGAACTAAGCCATCTAATTCGTTACTTAATTCAATTGCCTGAAGTGTAGTTGGAAATGCGTCAATTAATTTACATGAATAAACTGTGCCACCGCCTAAGTTAATATTTCCTCTTAAAGGCCCTAAAGATTTACTAAAACCAACCTGTGGTTTTCTTAACTGATGAATTACTATATCTTCTGCAAATTCTGATTTATAAGCAAGATCATACGTTGTTTCATCAATAATCATCTGTCTCCAATTATCAAAATATTTTTTAATTCCATAATCATTCATTAGATAGAATGTCATATTTAAATCATCAACTGCATATCCATATGGCATTTTCTGAAATTCCATACCAATTCTACGATCATGCGTAAGAATTTGTTTACCCGGAAGATTCACATTTGAACACAATATGTTCATTTCTCTTGCTGCAACTCCAAATTTACTAGGCAAAGTAACAAGAAAATTATTAGTCCTAGCAAATCCAAGTTTTACAGAAGCTAAAGATTTAAGTTCGTCGATAGATGCCATTAGATCATTTTCCTTGAATCTTTATATACTGTAGATCCACTTGCTTTGCGCCAATCTGCAGTCGGAAGAAATGTAGCGATTTCCCATTCTGGAGCAGGAACAAGAGCAAATCTGCTTTTTACGTGAGACAACAAATATCTTTTAAAACACGGCTTGAAATGTCTATATTTTTCAGAAGCTTTAAGTAAATTATATGATAATCCAAATTTAGTTTTCTCATCATATTTTTTATTTGTTGTAATATCTAAGAGAGCATCTAAGAATTTAGCACGAAGAAGTGGTGGAAGGTAATGTAAATTTAGTCCATAAAATCCGCCTTCGGCTGGTTCAACAGGAATAACCAAAGGGAAAGCATCATAGTAAGGAAGCTTGTCTTTTGTCTTTGGATCATAGAAAAACATGTACATATTGCCGACACCAAAACGATTCCTTAACTTGATCTCATCTTCTTTCATCAAGTCAAGACGATTGACGCGTCTCATCTGCTGTGCTTTTTTACGAAACCAATCACGCGATTGTTGAGTACGCGGATTGATACCGGCTCTAAATGCTTCGAGTTCTAGCTTTTGAAATAAATTGCTCATACTCGTATTTATATCATTTTCTAGGTTTTTTGCGATATGGCGGCAATGGTTTCAACTTCTTTAGCTTACCAGGCATAGACTTAGGAAGAAGATTCATTTCTTGTAATGTATGCTCTGTCCAGATTTGAAACTCCCATCCTCTATCCTTTGCATATTCATTTGCAGCTTCCCACTTATTCATATTCTTAACATATGTCAATCCTTCAGAAATATATTGTTTTGTTTTTCTTTTTCCTGTAGGAGGCTTTGTTTCTTTATCGGGTTTGATTTCAACCAATATGGTTTTTTCTTTCATTACAATTTTGAGATCAACAAAGTATCTGTGATATTTTTTATCAACATCATAATAATATGGAATCACTACTTCTTCTGATGACCATTGCTTAACAGCTGGATTATTGTCACACCATTGAAACACATACTTTTCCCATAATGAACGATAGACTACCTGCGTGATATCACCGGCATATTTGTTAGTATTGATTACTTTGTATCTTCCAGAATATGCCATGACTTGATATAAATAAGAATGAGTTATTTTAAATTATCTATAGGATTTTTTCTATGACACAACCAAAATACCGGCAATCAGACGGACAAATTGTAAATTTTAAGCCTAGTGATGATGCTGTTCCAATTAATCAAGAGGAACTAAAAACTACACAGGCTACATATAATGAAACTCCAGCTACAACTAATCCTGGGAAGAATGTTGTAGCTCAAAAAAGTTTAAGATCGCAGAGTAATTTCCTAAGATTTCCTATCGATACTAGTAACCCAGCCTATTCTGGAAAAATTGTTTTTACCTTATATGAGCAAGAGCCTTTTGAATTTACTGATAAAACAAAGCAAGTAGCTTCAACTTTTAAAGATAACGTTTTATCTAATAACAATAAAAGTAAAGTAGAAGGTGAAGACACTGAAACTGAAAACACTAATACTCAATTAGAGGATGATGCTACCGAACTTGGAAATAACGTAACTGGAGATGTATTATCGCAATTAGGATTGAAAAAAATAAAGGCCGTCAAACCTGGATCTCATAGCGGAAGAACTACAACACAAGCTGAATTATATTTTCCGTTATCAATAACTATTGATGATGATGTTCAATATGAAGGAGGCGCTTTAAATACAGTCGGATTTGGAGCTATGGCCGGATTTAAAGCTGGAGAAGGTATGGTTGGTGCAGTAACTGAAACAATAGGGAATGCGCTTGGTGCATTGGCTGACTTTTTTACTTTAGATATGGCTACTGATGCTGGTAGATTAGCTGCTACAAAATATAGAGGAAAATATTCGTTTGGTGCAGAAGGAGTTCAAACTGCAGTAAGTTTAACAACTGGGCTCGAAGTAAACCCAAATATGAGAACTTTATTTAGAGGAGTGAGTGTTAGAGCTTTTAGTTTTACTTTTAAAATGATTCCTCGTTCTAAAAAAGAAGCAGAAGAAATTGCAAGTATTATTAAATTTTTTAGATCTGAGTTATATCCTGAAATATTTTATGTTGGCGGAGGCGATGAAGATGATGGCCCTAAATTGCCGTTAGGATATAAGTTTCCAAAAATGTTTAAAATTGGCTTTAAACACAAAGGAAGTGAAGCAAAAATTCCACAACTCGAATATTGTTATCTAAGAGGAGTGTCATCGACATACAACCCAACTAGTGGAAATTTTATGAACGATGGGCATCCTAATGAAATAGATTTAACGCTGAGATTCCAAGAACACAGAGCTCTCAGTAGAGACGATGTCTTAGAGGGTATGTAATGCAATATTTTACAAACTTAAATAAACTACTATACAAATTTGGAAATGAAGAGGACACCGTAGCTTTTCAAGACATTTCTACGTACGTAGAAGTAATTGATCAAATAAAAGATTCTGTTTCTTTTTATAGTTATTATGAAATCAATGAAGGCTATAGACCTGATCAACTCTCAATTGCTTTGTATGGAACTCCAGTTCATTATTGGACTTTCTTTTTAATGAATGATCATCTGAGACAGCAAGGTTGGCCGTTATCAAATGAAGATCTAGATAGAATAATCAAAAAAGAATATCCTCATACAGCTCTTACAACACGAAATGATTTGACTGGCATATTTAAGGTTAATCAAACTGTTACCGGTTCTAAATCTGGCGCAACTGGAAAGATTATTCATAGACATTTAGATTTAGGACAGCTAATGCTTGATGATGTATCTGGAACATTTATAGATGGAGAACAGATTCAGTCAATCATTACTGTCGAAGGTGAAGA